CAGGGACAAAATCACACAGGGGTCTCCGATTACATTCATTTAATCATCCCCCCTTGAAAGGGGGATGCTGATATAAATATCTCCGCCTACGCTTTGATTCATTCACGCAAGGCTTAAGGGAACCCAAAAGATGATGGAAAGTATGGCCCACCCGACGGAATACGCCCGCCAAGTCCTGGCGGGCAAAGAGAAAGTCAACAAGAACGTAATGCTTGCCTGCCGGCGGCATATGCACGATCTGAAACGGGAGGACATCTATTTCGATAACGAGGAATTCGAGGATCTGAAAGACTTTGTCGCCCAGCTTGTCGTCGCGGACGGCCATCAGCTCACCGGCGAACCAATCCGAATCCTGCCCTGGCAGTCGTTTTTTATGGCGTCGGTACTGTGCTGGAAATTTAAAGAGACCAACGGGATTCGATATAAGCAGTCATGGGTCGAAATTGCGCGTGGGGCCGGAAAATCGACCCTTCTGGGCGTCATGATGCTTTGGGTGTCAGTCCGCTACGAGGGCTCTGAATCCGTCTGCCTGGCAAACAAAGTCGATCAGGCTCGCCAAGCATTTGACGCCGCTGCAAAAATTGCCATTCGGTCATTTGGAGATTGGCGATCTGAGGATGAAGCCGAAAAGGCTTCTGCCATGTACGAGGTGACAACCCGGGAAATCCGGTGCCGAGGCACCAAGAGTAAATTTCGGCCGATGGCGTCCAAAACCTCAACCCTGGACGGCCTCAAGTGCGTTTTTTACGCTTGCGACGAAACCGCTGAAGCCACCGAGGACTATTTGCAGAAGATCATTTCGGCCCTGCCAAAGCTACAAACTAGCTTCATGGTTTCAGTGACGACCCCTGGCTCGGTTGAAAGCGGGCTCGACTCACATTATTACCACCGAAGGCGTGTCGCCGACGAAGCTATCAAAGAGGAGAACTGGGACGAATTGGACGTTTTCGTTCTGTTTTACGGTATTGAGGAAGACGACGACTATCGGGATGAGTCTTGTTGGGCGAAAGCCCAGCCTTCTCTCGGGCACATCATTGCCTACTCAGATTATCGCCGGCTATTGCGGGAATATGTAGCTCAGGACGCGGTTCACAACTGGATTCGCTACCAGATGTGCGCTTACACCACCGAGGGGCTTTCCTGGCTCCAGGTGTCCGAATGGCGGACCGCATACGCGGATATTCCCGACCCACCGCCTGGAACGCCCATTTATGCGGCCGTTGACTTCTCAAAATCGTATGACCTGAGCAGCCTTGCTTGGGGATATTGGCTGGAGGGCAAATTTTATGTCCGCTGGCACCACTGGGTTATTTACGACCAGCACATTAAAGGTGCCAAACGCCACTACCAGAACTTCGTCGAGAACTGGGCCGAGCGACCAAATGTGACTATGTGCCAGCATCAAGTCCAATATGAATCCGTTCGGGCCAAACTAGACGAATTGCGGGCAATGGGCGACCTAAAAAGGGTTGGATATGACGCCCTGGGGGGCATGAAAACCGAGGTGCAGCAATGGGGAGACCTCGAAGACCGTTACAACCCAGAAACCGACTTGCCTATGTGGAGTCTTCCCCAGACCATTGTTTCGCTGGGGCCGGCGACATATCAGTTAGAATCTTTTATCAGAAATAGTAATTTGGGTCTTGAATCTGATACAATCGTCGAGTATGCATTGGCAGGTGTACAGTTGCAGGAATCAATTAACGGAGATCGCCGTCCCTGCAAGGCCAAATCGACCAATGTTATTGATCCGATTGTGGCTTGCGTGATGCTATTTGCGGTTTTGATCCGCGAAGGTGCAGAGCGACCCGGTGCGTACGCTGACCCCAGGAACATCGCATGTTGAAATCAATTGTTCAGGAAGTCAGAAGGCGTTTCGGGCACACCAAATTTGGTGGTTCCGCCGGCGCACTTCCGGACACTTGGTGGAACTGGGAAAAGCCCGTAACCGGCGGCGATTTGGTCGGAGACCCGTACAGGGCTCTTGGACTTTGCCCCCTGACTCGTGCGGTCAATCTCATCTCGGGCGACATTGCACGTCTTCCGGTCAAGATCAACGAATACACCGAAGATGGTCGGTGGGAATCGTGCGACGATTACCCCGAACTCGATTCGATCTTTAACAGCCAGACCAACGACTATTACACGTCGCACGAATGGTGGAGGTGGATGACCTCTACTTGCATGGTTTGGGGAAACGCTTGGAGCGTGATTTCGCGGGTCAACGGGGTAGTAGATCAAATCATTCCGTTGCGCCCCTGGGACTGCCAGCTCTTGCCCGACACCGAACGCGGCGGCTGGTATTACCATTCGTCCGAATACGGCGACATCAAGCCAAGCGACATCATCCATCTGCGGATGCCGTCTTATCAGAAGATGCTTTGGGGCGAAAGCCCCATCGTGCTTGCGAGGCGTGCTATTGAACTGGGCTTCCGACAGGAACACGCCGGCATTTCAGCATTTCAGATGCCCGGACTTGGGAAAATAGCGATCACTACCCGCGAGACCGTGGGGGGCGACTCGATTCGCGCCATGCAGGACGCATTCCGGCACACGCATTCTGGTCCGGAAGGAATGCTAAGGCCCATCGTCGTGCAGAACGAGTCTGACGTTAAGCAGGTTGGTCAGTCGCTCACCGATCAAGACTGGATTTCTGCTCGTCGGTTTACTATTACCCAGGTGTCGCAGATGTACGGGGTTCCGCCCCAGTACCTGTACAACCTTGAGAACTCGACCCAAGAGCAGACCGCCGAAATGTCTCGGGCCTACATCGACACATGCTTGGGATCATATCTGGCAAACTTTGCGTCAGAGATGACGATGAAGCTTCTGCCGGCGCGTGATGACAGTAAGCGATATAAGATCAGCTTTGACACCGCGCCGCTAATCCGAGGCACGTTTAGCGAACAGGTCAACGCTATTCAAACGGCTATCCAAACGGGCATCATGACCCGAAACGAAGGACGGGCAATGATGGGTTATCCGCCAATTGAAGGTGGAGACGAAGTCCTCATTGGCCCGAACATGCTTCCCGTACAACAGAATCAGGAGCTGGCAAATGCTGGAGCATCGGATGATGCAGGCGACAGTTCGTCCGAACAGTCGGACGATTGAGGGGCTTGCAGTTCCTTATAACAGCCTATCGGTGACGCTCCGCGATCGTCCCCGGCCCTACAAAGAGCGAATGGCTCCTGGTGCTATTAAATGGGACGACAGTGTAGTAGCGTTGGTTCAACACGATCCGCAAACAGTTCCCCTTGCCAGAGTCGGCGCCGGCACAATGCGAGTGCATGACGCGCCTGAAGGTTTGAGGTTTGAAATCGACTTGCCAGAAAACAGGGCCGACATTATCGAGGCGCTGCAACGCGGCGACCTTGACGGCTCGGTCAGTATTGGTTTTGTCTGCGAGGATGATTCCTGGCAGCATCGGCGTGGAGCCCCGTCCGTGCGAACGGTTCGCAAGGCACGACTCCACGAAATTTCGGTCGTATCCGCCGGCGCTTATCGCGGTGCCCGTGGGACGCTAAAGGAGTCCTGAAATGGACGACATCAGAAGTCTCCGCGAGCAGCGGGACGAACTGGCTGGCAAGATCAACGATGTCTTGCTGAGAAATGACAGCATCGAAGACGCTGAGTCTATTGAACTGCTGGAAAAGGGCGAGCAGCAGCTTGCAGAACTCGACACGCAGATCCGTGGCGCCGAGGCTCGGGCCAAGGCGGAGGAACGACTTGCGAAGCCTTCGTTTGGGTTTACTCCGTCGCCTGGGTCGGCTTCTCGCGAAGATTCCGAATACCGATTTGAGGTTAACGGAACGGAGATTCGCGTGGTCGGCGGCAACACTGTCGGTGCCAACGGCCCGACCACCGGCTTTTCCGGCGATTACGGTGCAAGCATCCCGGTTGACCTGAGTGCCGAGATGGTGCGACAGCTTCCGAAGCTTGCCCCAATCCGTGGTTTCTTTGGATCCAGGTCGTACGCGAACGACATTGAGCTCCAGCGAGTAGCCCAGCGTATTACGATGGCTACCGACGCCAATGTAATTGGCGAAAGCGCGGCGTATCCCAACGAAGACATGGTTTTCGAGCGAATTCGTGTTCGGTCTTTTAAGACGGCGGCCAAGTCTTCTGTCACCGAAGAGTTCCTTCGAGACGCTCGCGGCAACGCTGTCGGCGAGCTGCTTCTTGAGCATGCCGAAGAGCATGGCCGATTGTGGGATACCTTGTACGCATCGAGTGCTGGCGATGTTTACGGTCCCGAACCGTGCATGCTTTCGCCTGACTCTTGGGCAGTCGTTTTCGATGTTGCTGCTGGCAACGCAGCGGGTACGACTGCCGGCACGGCGGCACCTCATGCTGACATTGCAATTCAAGAGATTGACAACAGCGACTTCACCGCCGCCGCAACCACCGAGCAAGAAAAAAGCGAGATGATCATCGCAGCCCTTACAGAGCTGCGGTACGACAAGATCCCCGCTCAGTACTGGGGGGGTCTGAAGTGGCTCGTTACCCAGGAATTCTTCGCTCAGATTGCAGCCCGTGTCGACGGAAATGGCCGCCCCCTGTTCCAGCCGTTCGTGAACTCCACGCCGGCGAACTCCACCGCTGCCGGAACCCTTCTGGGTCTTCCGGTCACCGTCACCAACAACCGGGAAGGCAAGATCGGCGACACGGCCTCGACCACCCTGGCTCTGCTGTCGCACACCGAGGACTACGGGATCTTCGACCGCAAGGGATTCAGCCAGCAGGTCGATCCCTTTAGTCGAGGAGACAACGGAGAAGTGGTTTACAGAACGAGAATGAGGTCTGATGCTCGTTGGCTTCGTCCGTTCGCCTCCGGAATGCTTGTCACCAAGGCCTGATCATCTCTTTCCTCTCTGGGCCTCCCCCTCAAGAAGAGGGGGAGGCCTTCTCGGGGCGTGCATGTCACACACCATTTCTAATTTGGCGGCACATCCGTTCCAAGTCGCAGAATTGCGTGATCATCTAAGGCTTGAAATTACAGATGACGACCCGGCCGTAACGCGGACGCTTGACGCTGCCGTGCGTGCGGTTGAACGCTGGACCGGGCTTATGACCAGGACGGTCGATGTTGTCCAAGAATGCGGATACGACTCGCCGCCCCTGCGTGCGGAACTCGGGTTTGTTTCAGCTCTTGGCGTCGTGACTGAATACGACCCCGAAGAAGACACGACTGAAACGGTGACCTCGAACTATGTTCTTGTTCGGGGCCACGGCGGGACATATTGCGTCCTGCGGCCAAAGCATCGAAGAGAACCAAACACAATTATCAAGTGGTCATACACGGCGGGCCCGCTGAACCCGCTTCCGGAAGACCTCAAGCTGTGTATTTTCGGAATCGGGGCGACTTGGTACGAAAACCGCGAGCAGATTCAGCAAAACATTAATTTGACCAAGCTTCCTATCGCCTATCGCTCAATGCTTGAGAACTTCAGGGACGGAATGCTGTGAACGCCGGAGCCGCACGCCATCGAATCACTGTCAACTGCAAGACTCCCGCTGCGGGTGCGTCTGGGCAAGACGACTTTATTGGCGGAACTGGCAGCGGGTTTACCAGGTGGGCGGCGGTTCGATCCATCAAAGGAAAGGTGGATGACGATGGAATGCAGCAAACCGAAGGCAAGAGGTTCTTTAAAATCTCAATGCGGTACGACAGCAACATCGACTACGGGTGCGTGCTGACTTACCGTGGCCGCGAATTGCACATAGAACGGATTGACAACGTCCGCGAAGTCAACCACGAAATGCACATCTATGCATACGAGGTGGACCTTTGATCCCTACGTTTTCAGTCACGATGGCCGACCGGCTGCAAAAGCAGCTTGGCGAATTGATCGCCAAAGGTGGTGTCCACAGACAGCAGGCCAAGCTTGCCAGTCGTGTAGCCGCCGGCGTGATTGACGACTACGCCCGCCAGTCGTTCAAGACGTACCCGTATCGGTTTGGCTCAAGCTATCGAGCCCTTACAGGCTATTTCGACAGTAAGGGTGGATACCACGAACCCCGGGAAAGATTCCGTACGTGGGCATCGCGGAAAGCTTCGATACGGTTTCAGACCAAGAGGGGAAGCCCCACTAACTTCTGGCATCGCTCAATGCTCAAATATGAGAACGGCGGCCGAGGCAACCCATCGACGCTTTCCCACCTTCTCGAATTCGGTTCGTACAACAGGAAAGCCGGCAGATTCAACAAAGCAATGAACATTCGGAAAAGCGCGTTTAGAGCGAAGCAGAGAGACGCGCTCATTGTCCTGGAAAAAGGCTTGGCCCAGGCCGTTGAAAACGCAACTTCGGGGACCAAGATGGGCCTTGTGAAATTCAGAAAGGCCGTGACGTGAGCATCCCTACCAAGTGTTACACATTCCTCAACGGGATCACGGCGCTCGCTAATGTCGAAAAGTCGCCGTACGTCCGCAACCACGACGCGGGGTTCCCTGCGGTCGTCTTTATGTTCGCAGGGGACTCTTTCCCGTCTTCTCGAAATGAAGATGCAGGGCCAAGGCTTGTCCGGTGGTCGGCAAGCGTTTTTTCAAGAACGATGGAAGAAGCCGAAACACTTGGTGAGTCCATTGTTACTGCTGCGCGATCCTCGCAAACGCAATGCGGGCCAAACCGTGTGATTGGTGTGAATCGCGAATACGAACCAGCATACGATGCCGCCCGCCAGGGTATCTACATACACACCACCGATATGGAGTTCTTTGCATGACTGCGATCCAGGCAACAGGTGCCCGAATCACGGGCAAATTTCAGCCGCCGGCAAACGTTGGCGGGCAGACCCCAACCGAAATCGAATTTTTGGTTACTGGGTTTTCGATGAGCATCGAAGACCGACCGCAAATTGAAGTAACTAGGGGCACCGATGCCATTGTGCGAATGGTCCCGGGCAAGCGCGGAAATACCACGGTTACGATTAATGCGAGGTTCGACCAAACGTCTGTGGCGCAGCTCAATCTGCAATTGAAAGAATGCGGCCCCGGCGATCTTTTGATTTATTCGTCTCGCATGCCTGAATCTGCTGGGACGGATTGCAATGTCGTTGCTGTAGTTGGTACAGGACAAAGCGACCTGGAAGATAACCTCACTGCTTTCGAAGCGTATCTCATGGGTTACTCTGTTGAGGCCGCTATGGATACGGCCGTTGACGCAACGCTTAACTTCATGCTTCACAGCACCGGCACCGAAATTGGGCAGCCCGACTAATGTTTGAATGCAAGCAAAAACCAATAGAGGTGGCTGGGAAGAACATTGTGATCCAGGAACTGTCTGGCGAACAGTTATCGGGGCTGGGTGATAGTGCGGAAGAACTGGTGGTCGCGGGCCTCGCCAGCCCGGTGGTCGAACTGGAGCAGGTCAAGCGGTGGCCGGCCTCCATCATCATGGAGATCGCCAAAGAGGTCAGTGTGTTTAACGGGTTTAGCGAGGGAAACGACTCGACCCCGTCCGGCTGACTCAATACAGGATTGCCGAGATTCTCGGCATGCCGGTCGGGGTTATGATGAAGTCAATGTCGGCCAGGGAATACCTGGGTTGGGTTGCCTACCTCGAATGGAAAAACGGCAAGCAGACGCCGGATGAGACT